GGCAAGTATGTGGCTGATACTCACATAGGTGTACTAGGTGTTAAAGGTACCACAATAGTTGGGTACGATACTAATTTAAGTACACAGAAAACTCTACGTAAACCTGAGAGACAACTACCAGAGTTCATGGATGCTAGTAAAGTAAACAAGCGCAAGTTCTTACAGGGTATCAAGAGTGTTGAAATAGCATTAAATGGGAGGCTAAATTCAGATACAATTCTGTTACATGTGCAATAAATACATGTAACAGGATTTAATGATGGCCACACTAATAGAAAAGCGACAACAAATAGAAAACTACATTAACCTTAGACTAGGTGGTCAAATGGTTGATGTAGAACTAGACAAAGAACACTACGACTTAGCAATTAACAATGCTCTTATACGTTTCAGACAACGTGCTGAAAACTCACAAGAGGAAAGTTATGCGTTTCTTAGCCTAGTTAAAGAACAGCAAGAGTACATACTACCTGATGAAGTACAGCATGTCCGTCAAGTATTTAGACGTGGTATTGGTAGCGTAACAGGTACTACTGCTAGTCAATTTGAACCTTTTGCGAGTGGTTATTTAAACACCTATATGTTGGTCGCTGGTAGAGTAGGCGGTTTATTAAACTATGAACTGTTTACACAATATCAAGAACTAGCAATGCGTATGTTTGGTGGCTTTATCAATTATACATTTGACAGAAGCACTAAGAAACTTACAATTATGCGTAAGATACCTCAGGACGGTGAAGATGTTCTATTGTGGACATACAACTATAAGCCTGATGTAACAATGCTCAATGACCATATGATTTTTCCTTGGGTACAAAGTTATGCTCTAGCAGTGGCAAAACACATGTTAGGCGAAGCAAGAGAAAAGTTTGGTCAGGTTGCTGGACCACAGGGCGGCACTAGTCTAAATGGTGCTAGTCTAAAGGGCGAAGCAAATGCAGAAATGGAACGACTTGAACTAGAAATACAAAACTACTATGCTGGTAATCAGCCAATGTGGTGGGTTCAAGGCTAGACTTCAACTTAGTTTTACTTTATAATATATCTTATGTACAAACACTTAATTGTGTCTGGGTGTTCCTTTACCAAATGGGTATATAAGACATGGCCAGATTATCTAGCTAATAATTTAGGGTGTGAGTTAATTAATTTAGCACACCCTGGATCAGGCAACTACTACATAAGGCGTAGTCTAATAGACCACTTGAGACTGACAAAACCAGATCCATCTGATACATTAGTTATGATAATGTGGTCGGGTATTACTCGTCGTGATGTAGAAGTTAGCGAAGATTTTGTTAACCTTTATAGTGGACTTCAAACTATGAAGTTAATTAATGGTAGTTACTTTGCAATTAGTGGAGGTATGGACGGTAGGTGGCAGTACAATAAGGCAACTAAAACATATTTTGAATGGTTGTATAAACTAACTGATAATAAAGCTCACTGGGCCAATACACTTGATAACTTATTAACTGCTAAAGAGTACTTAGATAAAAACAAGTATACATATTATTTTTTAAGTTATACAGACAACTTTACTACAGACAAAGATTGGTCTGTAGAAGAGCCAAGTGCTAAAGGATGTAGCCCTGGGTATGAAAAAGATTTGATATTAGACGATAATTGGATAACAGAGGACCTTTATTCGTTTGCTAAGTCTAAAGAGCGTGGGTTTTCTACAGATAACTATCATCCTAATACATTGACACATGAACAGTTTTTTAAAGAAGTAATATTACCGAGGTTACAATGATTGTTGGAATAGTAGGTTTAATAGGATCCGGTAAGGATACCATAGCAGATTATTTGGTGAATTTTCATGGTTACAGACGTGACAGTTTTGCTAACACACTTAAAGATGCTGTTAGCGCAATATTTAATTGGGATAGAGATCTTTTGGAAGGACGCACGACAATGGCTCGTCAATGGCGTGAACAAGTTGACGAATGGTGGGCGCAAAGACTAGGTATACCTAATCTCACTCCTAGGTATGTATTACAGCAATGGGGTACAGAAGTTGTTCGTAAGAGTTTTCACGACGATACCTGGATAGCAAGTCTAGAGAACAAGTTGCGTAACAGTAAAGATGACTCAGTCATTACAGACTGTAGATTCCCTAACGAGATTAAAATGATTAAAGGTTTAGGCGGCAAAGTACTGCGTGTTATACGAGGTCCTGAACCTGAGTGGTACGAGGTCGCTAGTCAGGCTAACGGGGGAGACAAGGAAGCACTTGACCTAATGAAAAACTACTATAAAGTTCACATAAGCGAATGGGCATGGGCAGGTCAAAAATTTGACTACACAGTACAAAATAACGGTAGTATAGATGAATTATATGAGGTCGTTAGAAATCTGGTAACACCGCGCTAGGACGCCATCCTAGTTTCATATCACTTACTTCTACACCACAGTTTAGACATACACTAACAAGATTACTTTTGTTATTGTTGCCTAAATCTCCATCCACGTGCCAGACCATGATTTGTGCTTTAGTCTTTGATTTGAACCCACACTTTTCGCATTGACTTTTCTTTTTGTAGCCTGCTTTGTGCCACGCTGGAATTCTCGATGGCTCTTTTTTATTGCGTCTAATACAGGTGTCACACCGTGTACGATAGTAAGTTTTGCCCTGTTTTTTATAGTTCACTGCTACTTGATTCTTATTACAGGCCGGACATATTCTACGTTGCATACTCTTATTTAATAGATACCTTTAAAAGGGTAATTAACAAGGACCATTTTAGTTAGAATCAATAAATACTACTAATTAACTTATTGAGGATTACTACGATGGCATTAATTTCACCTGGAGTAGAAGTAACAGTTACCGACGAGAGTAACTATGCGCCAAATCAATTAGGAACTATTCCTTTAATTCTTTTGGCCACAGCACAGGACAAATTAAATCCCTCTGGCTCTACAGCATCAGCAACTACCGCCGCTAACGCAGGTAAACTTGTTGCCGCAACTAGTCAGAGAGAACTTACAACGCTATTCGGTACACCTTCATTTTACAAGACCAGTGCTGGTACACCTATTCATGGTTATGATATTAATGAATATGGATTAATGACAGCGTACAGTCTTTTAGGTGTGTCTAATAGAGTTTATTGTATTAGAGCAAATGTTAACACAGCTCAGTTAGTTGGAACAACAGTGCGTCCTACTGGAAGTCCTACTAATGGAACTTATTGGTTAGATCTGACTGATACGCTTTGGGGTATATTTGAATGGAATAGCTCGACACAGGCTTTTTCAAACAAAACTCCGATCGTTATCACAAGTACTTCTGATCTATCAACAGGTATTCCTAAAACTAGTGTTGGAAATATAGGTGATTACGCAGTAGTTACCACTAATACAAACAACCCAATTTACTATAAAAAATATGATAACAGCTGGGTACTAGTAGGAAGCTCAGGATGGCAAACAGCACATCCAACTATTCAAGCTACCGAATCCAATCCAACTTTAACATCAAGTGAAGCAATTATTATTAATGGCACAACAGTTACTTTAACAGGCACAACTGTAAGTAGTTTGGTCAGTGACATTAACGGTGCTGGAATAACAGGTGTTACAGCCTATAATTCATCAGGCGTATTACACATTTTCGGTACAAGTTTAGCAACATCAGATGGATCAACAGCAGACGGTGCAATTACTATTTCAAATGGCTCAGGCACACCTTTAGCAGATTTAGGTATTACAGCTGACGTGTACTATGTTCCAAGTTTAGTACAGTCCGCTCACACAAGTGTACCACAGTGGAAGGCTAACGACGGTTTTCCTAGACCTACAGGGTCTGTCTGGAACAAGACTACTACTGCAAATGCTGGTGCAAGTTTTGATGTAAGTTACTACAGTAGCACATCGGACACATGGACTGCGCTAAGTGCGGCAGTTTACGAGAACGATCAAACTGCTAACAAGAACTTAGATCCTACTGGTGGCGGTAAGAATATTGGTACAGGTAGTGTCTATGTTCAATACGATGTAGTAGAAGATGACACAATGACATATAAATTGTATAAGAGAGCAGCCAGCGGTGCTACAACAGTTACAGGTAGTGTTGCTAACCCTTCATTAACTGCTACAAACGCATTTACTATTCAACAGAGTGTTGCAAATAGTACAACATTAAGTACTGCACAGACAGTTACACTTAGTGGTACAGATGCGGCATCTATGGTTAGTGATATTTTAGCATTAGGTCTAAGCAATGTTACAGCAAGTGTGAATAGTTCTGGAAAAGTTGTTTTATCACACACAGGTGGTGGTGTTTTAGTTCTTAAGAACACTGTTGGTACACCTTTAACAACAGCAGGTATTACTTCAGCTCTTAGCAATGTTAAGGCAGGTAATAACTCTGACTTGATTGTAAGCAACTGGATACCATTAACTTATACAGCAAGTCTGACAGAACCTAGTGCAGATCCTGTAGACGGTACATTATGGTACTACAATGCAGTAGATGACATTGATATTATGATTCATGATGGTACTGATTGGAAGGGTTATCAAACAATTTCAACAGATGCTAGAGGTTACGACTTAACAGATACAGATCCAGAAGGATGTTTAGTCTCAGCGAGCGAACCGTTAACTCAGAGTGATGGCACAGCCTTAGTAAGTGGTGACTTATGGTTAGACTCAAGTGATTTAGAGAACTATCCAAAGCTCTACAGATACGATGCTACAGATGCAGATTGGACATTGATTGATAACAGTGATCAAACGTCAGAAAACGGTATCGTGTTTGCAGATGCACGTTGGGATACAGATGGTACAACAAATCCAATTACTGGCGATTTGCCTTTAATTACAGATTTGTTAACATCTAACTACACAGACTTAGATGCACCTGACGAAAACTTATATCCACGTGGTACATTGTTGTTTAATACACGTAGAAGTGGTTACTTAGTTAAGGAATTCAAGAATGATTACTTTAACGCAGATGACTTCTCAGGTAGCCTACCAACTATTAAAGATGCGTGGGTAAACAAGGCAGGTAATAAGTCAGACGGTTCACCTTACATGGGTAGAAAAGCTGTTAGACAAACAGTTGTTGCCGCTATGAAGTCAGCATTAGATAGCAATACAGAGATCAGAGAAGAGCAACAAGTGTACAACATTATTGCATGCCCTGGTTACGAAGAGCTTACAGCAAACATGGTAAGTCTAAACAACGATAGACGTAATACTGCATTCGTTGTTGCAGACACACCAATGAGATTAGCTCCAAGTGCTACAGAGATCAGTAACTACAACAATAATACTGGTACATGGGCAGGACAAGGCGCAACAGTAAATGATCCATACATTGGCGTATACTACCCATCAGCACAAAGCACAGACTTAACTGGTAGCACTATTGTTGTTCCACCAAGTCACATGGCTTTACGTACAATGATTAGAAGTGACGATTTGAGCTTCCCTTGGTTTGCACCAGCAGGTACAAAACGAGGTTTAGTTGACAATGCAACACAACTAGGTTACGTAGATGCCGCTACTGGTGAATTTATATTGGCAGGTCTTACAGAAGGTGTAAGAGATACACTTTATGAAAACAAGATTAATCCAATTACATTCTTACCAGGTGTTGGTATATTAGTATATGGTCAGAAAACACGTGATCCAAACGCACCAAGTTCACTTGACAGAATTAACGTTGCTCGTTTAATTGTTTACATGAGAAAGAACTTAGATACATTGGCTAAACCATTCGTATTTGAGCCTAACGACAAGTTAACAAGAGACGAAATCAAGCAGTTAGTTGAGCAGTTATGTAACGACTTGGTTGCAAAGAGAGCCTTAAATGACTATGTTGTTGTATGTGATGAAACAAACAACACGCCAGTTAGGATTGATAGAAACGAACTATACGTAGACGTTGCTATTGAGCCAATTAAGGCAGCTGAATTCATCTTTGTTCCTATTAGAATTAAGAACACAGGTGAGATTGCAGGAGCATAATAAAGTACGCATATTTTGAGAGCCATGGTGGCTCTCAAAAATGCAAGTAGTATAGGTAAATACTACTAACAAGGAGATAAACAAATGTCAGTAGCAAGTTTAAACAGATTTACAGTCCCATTAGCTAGTGACCAGTCAGCAAGTACACAAGGCTTATTAATGCCTAAGTTAAAGTATCGCTTTAGGGTGAGCTTTGAAAACTTTGGTGTGTCGACTCCACGTAGTGAATTAACAAAACAAGTTGTAGATTTCGCAAGACCAAGCGTAAGTCAAACACGTATGGAAATTCCAATTTACAACTCAAAAATTTACTTAGGTGGACGACCAACATGGGAACCTACAACTGTCAACTTGCGTGATGATGTCCAGGGTAACGTAGCTAAATTGGTCGGCGAACAAATGCAAAAGCAATTTGATTTTATGGAACAGTCTAGTGCGGCATCAGGTATTGACTACAAGTTTATTACCAGATGTGAAATACTAGATGGTGGTAACGGCGAACAAGTTCAAACCTTAGAAACTTGGGAACTATACGGATGCTTTTTAACACAAGTCAACTATGGCGATGTGGCATACGGTAGTGATGAGCCAGTACAGATCCAGATGCAAATTAGTTTTGACAATGCAATACAAACACCACTTGGTGCTGGTATTGGTACAACAGTAGCCAGAACAATTGGACAAACAATTACAGGTTAATCGTAGTAACACAAGCAGTATAAATTAAGCAGGGTATAAAAACCCTGCTTTTTTTATGGATAAATAATAGTATGGCAAACTCTTTTCTTAAAGCACTAGGCAGTACTACAGCATCTGTTGTAAAAGCAGGCACAGGTATTGATCTTAACGAAAGTTTAGGTAAACAATTTCTAAACTTAGCTGATGCCGCAACTACTGCTGATCACATTAGAGATCAAAGACATGCACAGCGCATGTTTGGTGATAATAATTATGCGTTGGCCCCTAAACATGGCGCACTATTCCATGTTAACATAGAAATAAATCCAGCGTTAAACCCTTTTAGCAACGAACAAAATATAGAATTGGGTATGCTGGCAAAAAATGTTACTTTGCCATCCTTTAATTACGACACTGAAACATTACACGCTTATAATAGAAAAGTTAATGTACAGACAAAGTTAAACTACAGTCCGATAACAATAGAATTTCACGATGACACTTTAAATGTAGTAAAAAACTTTCATGAATTATACCTAAAGCATTACTTTAGAGACATGGATCACGAAAATCCTATGTACGATCCTAAGTATGCAGTATATAACAATAGAACCACTAAGGACTGGGGGTACACACAGGCATCGGACGGACATTTTATTTCACGTATCCATGTATACAGTTTTTCACAAAAAAACTTTACACATTATGTCATTGAAAATCCACTGATACAGAGTTTTAATCATGGTAAACATGACTATAGTGGCGAAAATTTCCTTTCAAGTACAATGACCGTTGTTCCAGAAGCAGTAAGGTACATAGGAGAAGGTACAGTAAGTTCTGATCAGGTTAGAGGTTTCGGAATAATACACTACGACACAACACCAAGCCCATTACAGGCTTTGGGTGGTAGAGATACAATCATAGGAAAAGGTGGATTATTTAACACTATAGGTGGTATAGGAGATCAAATATCAAAGGGCAACTTCTTAGGTGCGGCTTTAAACGCATTTAGAGCAAGAGAAACTTTTAAAAACGCAGATCTAAAGAAAACAGCTTTAAGAGATATAACAACAGTTGCTACTGATGTAGTTAGAGGTAATAATACACAAGGTAAGTTCTTCTTTCCTACAGTTGGTAACCTAGTAAACAAATTTGGCACTAGTCAGGCTAAGACAGTGTCCTCCGCTCCTATAACAAGTGATGTTACATCTTCTAGTATAGCGTCAAGGAATGTCGCAAACACAAATAATACAATAGTTAACAAAAATACTCAAGAAACTTTAGTTTCCCAGGTGAATTTGGGACAGTCAATTAACAGCATACCTACTTCAGGAAGGACAGGATAATCAATGGGACCTAGTAATGTACCAGATACAATGACAGAGTCAAGTGTATCCTATTTCAAAAACTATTTCGTTTCACAAGGGTTTATATCAGATAATCAATACGAAGTGCTAGTTGGCTTACTACAAAAAAGAACAAAAAATACAAAGTCAGCATACTTTCTTGCTGGCGCACTTATACAAGGTGCTAATCAACAAGATTTAACAATGAATGAGATAATAGAATTCGTAAGAATATCTCCCGACCAAGAAATAGATCCTTTTTTAGCGTTTTTTCTTAATAACACAAGGATAGGTACTAGTTATCTAGGTGTCAGCAACAAAAATATTCAAAATAACTACGTACTTAGAACAATTTTAACATGAGCAAATATGCTCAAGGTAAATTCCAACCTAGCAATCCAGAAAAATATTTAGGTAGACAGTTGCCTACATATAGAAGTGGATGGGAACAACGTTTTATGATGTTCTGTGACACTAATCCTAGTGTATTAAGTTGGGCAAGTGAGCCTGTAAAAATTCCTTATTTTAATCCTGTTAAGAATAAACAATCAGTTTACATTCCTGACTTCTTAATAGAGTATGTAGACAAAAATAGACGCAACCACAAAGAGCTTATAGAAATAAAACCTCGTAATCAAACATTACTAGAAAAAACACGCAGTCAGCGTAATAAAGTGGCATGGGTAATAAACCAAGCAAAGTGGCAAGCCGCTGAAAATTGGTGTAAGCAATACGGTATCGCATTACGTATACTAGGCGAAAACGAATTGTTCCACAACCCCAAGAATAAATAGGTGCTATATGTTTCTAGGTAAAAATGATATATCTTTAGTTGAAGAACGCACCTACAATGCATGGCGCGGTGATTCTTGGCCTAGCTATCAGGAAGTTTTACAAGGTGTAGAAGTTTATGAGGATATACACCATGAAATAACACAACTTGTTAACAACTATTGGGATCAAAAGAAACCGTTATTTATAGAACAACTTGAAATGATGGTTACCTATGGATGCACCTTAAAGTGTACATCATGTACTAACTTTTCAGATTATCAAAACCACTCTAGAGGAAATGTGCGTTGGAAAGATGCACGATTACATTTAAATAGACTGCTACAACACAAGGTTAACGTTGAAAAACTACTATTAATGGGCGGAGAACCTTTTTTAAATAAAGATTTCCCAAATTGGATAGACGGATTAAGAACTGAATTTCCAGACATAAAACTTATGATATTAACTAACGGTCATTTAGTCATGCGAAACAAATGGATAATTGACTCCATGAGAAAGTATGGGAACATTTGGTTAAAGTTTTCTAATCATATGCCAGGGGCTGAGTGGTTTGAAGATAGTGTACAACTTATTAGGAATAACTTTGACTGGGAAGTACAATCTCATCCGTTTCCCAATGAGTACCAACGGTTCCAAGATAGAGTAGTAGTTTATAAAGATGATAAAGGCAATAGGTTTGAAATAGCAAACTATGACTCATATCAGCTAATGGTAAAAGGTACATTTGGCAACTTAAAACCCTGGAAAAACGACCCTGCTAAGGCTTATAAAAGATGTATGCAACCCACACAAGTATCATTTAATGACGGGATATTGTTTAAATGTACAATGAACTGGAATCTTCAACATGCCCTAGCTAATCACAATCAGGCTGATGACAAAGATTGGGACGGGTATATATTTAATGGGGTAAATGTTCATGACTGCACTGCGGATCAATTAAATAATTTTATATCAAATATAGGAAAACCCCATAAGATTTGTGGTATGTGCCCAAGTGATGATCAATCTGATAGTGAAACTTACATAGATCACTATGCAAATACTACAAGTAAGATAAAGTTCTTAAAATATGACAAAGAAACTAGAAGAAATATTTAATATAGTAAACGAGGACGAGACTGAGGAACAAGCAAAAGAGTCTATCCCTGTTAAAAAAGAGTTTATTCAAGAAGTTGACACAGCCATTGATAAAATCGACGGCGCTCTTCCCAGAGTTAGGGACTTAGACGACACAAGTGATAGAGAACTTGACGAACTAGCAGACTTGGCAACAGAGAAGTTTCAGGATCTTATGGATCTTGGTATGAATGTTGACAGTCGTTTTAGTGGTAACATATTCCAAACAGCGAGTCAGTTACTAGGACATGCTATCACTGCTAAACAGGCTAAGTTAGATCGTAAACTAAGAACCGTTGACTTACAGATTAAAAAATTACGTTTAGATAAGCAGAGTCAGAAGGATGGAACCAATGACGAAGCAGAGATCGAGGGCAAAGGAGTGGTGCTAGATAGGAACGCATTGCTACAAGAAATCCTCAAGAACAAGCAATAAAACTTATTATTAATTGCTAAATATAGTATATTAGGACCTATTACCATGAAAACATTTGTAGAATACTTAACAGAGGCCGCTGATAAAACATACGATTTTAAAATCAAAATGTGTTGCGAGCCTGACAAAGACACTTTAAATGCTATGGAGAATGTTTTAAAAGCATACGACATGGCATCAATGAGCAAACCTAAAAGATTACCAATTAAAGAGCATCCTGGTGAGTTTCCTAACAGAGGACCTATCGAAGTTCATGTTATTGAAGCCAGTGTTAAGATGCCTGTAACTCCACCACAAATCAAAGAGATGATGAAGCAACGTGCTGGTATTAATGAAGCAGATATTTTAGTATATACTAAAGGACAGGATGAGTCCTATGTTGCTGATCAGGGTGCTAAAACAGACAGTGCTTTACTTGAGAAAGACTTAGAAAAGTCTGACAACAGCGAACATGGTACAGAAAAACACAAGAACAGTATGCTAAAAGACCTACAGTCTATTAAGCAAGAGTATGCAGATCCTAACACAGAAAAAGGTAAAACTACAAATGACCTTCCAATGGGTGACCAAAGTCCTGTAGGATCTACACAAAACAAAAAACCAGAGCCTAAGAGCTCAGCAAGATAAGGGTAAGACAATGGATATTAAAGACATCTTAGAAAAATTAGACGAAGCAGATGGCGTTCGTGCAGATAAAAAAGGTAAAGTTGATAAGTCAGAAAAGAAACATTACCATTGCAAACTTACAAAAGACGGCGAGACCAAAGGTGTTCGCATGGTCAAAGACGAAGACGAGTCCGAAGATGATCTTAAAGCAAGATGCAAGCGTGAGAACATGGGCTGGAAGTTAGAGAGCATGAGAAAACTTGACGAGTCAGTAGACTTAGATGAGTCCGTAGATGAAAGTTGCGGTAGCCCACACGGCAAGAAAAAGATGTCTGAAGATGAAGTTGAAGAAAGAAAACTTACTAAAGACGAAATGTCTGACAGAGAAGACTACGTTAAAGGTATGAAGAAAAACAAGAAAGATTTTAAAAAGCGTTACGGTAAAGATGCAGAATCCGTAATGTACGCAACAGCAACAAAAATGGCCAAAGAAGGCTTAAACGAAAGCGAGGAGAAAAACGTGAGCGATAAGCAAGAAAACGTCCAAGCCGAGGAGAGAAAAGAAGACCTTACTTGGTTAGAGGATATTAAGAGACTAGCAGGTTTAGAAAACACATACGCTAATAGTGTAGACGCTATGAAAGAGTATAAGGTTGATGAGTCTGTAGAACAAGAAGCAGAAGTTATTACTGAATCAGCAGAACAGATTGATGAAGGCGATGGTATCTATCATCCATGCACAAAGTCATTTAAGCATGCTAAGTTTGGTGAAGGTACAGTATTACACGGTGAGCATACACTAAGCGAGTCAGGTGAAGTATCACACTACGATGCTAAATTTGTAAGAGAAGATGGTTCTAAGTTTATTGTTAGAAACATTCCTGTTCGTAACATGATCGATCCTGTAGTCGAAAGCCACATGCACAAGAAAAAGAAAAGTAATGAAGACGTTACTGAAGAAGAACAAGTAGACGAAGGTGGTTACAAGTCTGATAAAGAGATATGGGACGATACCCCAGCCGCTAAAGTAAGTGATGCTATGGTAAAAGGTGGCAAGTATGTTAAAGGTGTCGTAGACAAAGTTAAAGACGTTGTTACATCACCATTTAAGAAAGACGAGTCAGTTGAAATGGAAGGCAAGAAAAAATATGATCACGATGGAGATGGCGACATCGACAGTGATGATTATATGGCTCACAGAGACATGGTAATTAAGCGTGAAATTGCTAAGAAGAAAGGCGAAGTTGAAGAAGGTCTAGCAGAACTTGCTGACTTGATGGCACTTGCTGGTGTAAAAGGCAAAGTAGAATTAGACGAACTTGCTAATGAGCCAGGACAAGGCACAGAAGAGACAACAACCTACAGCGTGTCAGATGTAGTGGACCAAGGCAACGATTTACATGCTAAGTCAAAGCAACATGCAGATAAAGCAAAATTAGGCGATAACCCAATGGCTACTGAAGAAGTAGACGTATTAGAAGGCAAACTTTGGAAAGCATATCAAGCAGAACTAGAAGGCGTTAAAAAATGAAAAAACTAGCAGAATATTTCGCAGAGTCCGAACAAGGTAGCAAAAGACCTGTAGTAGGCGATACTGTTGATATCGTTGTAAACGAAGAACTTGCTATTGAAGCGGGTGTGTTAGAGTCTACTGAGGACAAACTTGTTCTTGAATATGACGAGCGTGGAATATCACTGCTAGAAGCACTAGACCTAGTTGAAGGATTCAACCCTGATAGTTTTGAAGGCGAAAACGACGACTTTGGTTTAGGAACATTACGCTATAAAGCAATGGTTGATGACAACGGTAGAGTACAAGTAATACACGACTCTATCACTGTTGAAACTGGTGGTCCTAATAGCCCTGAAGAGTTTAGAGAGCTGAGCGACGAAGATCAAATCTACGCATTAGAAGCCGCACAAGAACATGCTGAAGAGACTTGGAACGAACGTGATGACAAGTATGCACATGGTGAAAGTGTTGAGAAGGAAAGTGCCTATGTAGGTGTAGACAAGATGCCTAAGCGTAGCCAAGCAGAAGCAATGGCAGATGCTGATGATAGATTTACAGATTTGCTTAATAAATTGTTAGGTAAAAAGCCTACAGTAAGCACAAAGCCAGTTAAAGAAGATGGCGACGAGAAATTTACCGATAAAGAAATTAAGATGGCTTTTGGTATTTTAAACGATCCTAGGTTTAAAGGCGGTAATATGACAGAGATCGTTAGACGCATTGACGCAATCGCTGACGGACTTAGCGATCATCCTAGTGTTAAAAAAGCACTACAGCGTACAAACGAAGATATCACTGACGAAGCAAAATACCAGGGTCGTGAAGTTAAACTTGGTAAGCCAATGAGTGGTGATGTAGCCAAGTACAAAGTATATGTAAAAGACAAAAAGACAGGCAACGTTAAGAAAGTTAACTTTGGTGACAAGAATATGGAAATCAAACGTGACGATCCTAAGCGTAGAAAATCATTCAGAGCTAGACACGGTTGTGGTACTAGCAAAGCAAGCGACAGAACTAAGGCACGTTATTGGTCCTGCCGTATGTGGTCTAATAAGCCAGTTAGCAAAATCGTATAAAAATGAGATCTAAAGACTTTATTACTGAGGTTAAGAAAGGTAAGATTTCTAGTTACCAGGAGAAAGCAATCTCTGGTGCTCAGACATTTCCACAGATAGATCAAGGTTATGGTCTTTATAGATTTGGACTAGCGATGGCTAGTAGTCCCGAAGATAACGGCAGTAATGGCGTTCACGAACTAAACAACAGACCTGTAACATTGTGTTACAGTAAAGCAGAAGAAGATATTATTAAAAAGGCTTTAAAGAAACTGGGTCTAAGGTCAAAGCAAATGACTAGTCCTGGTAGTCAAGAACCTAGCGACACACAAAAAGTAAGCCCAATGCCAGCACGTGGCGCAGTAAAAAGGAAAGGCAAGTGAGAGCAAAAGAGTTTTTGTATGAAGACGAGGGTACTAAGTTAACACCTGAGCAACTTAAAGCCGCTATAGAAAATAATCAAGCACCTAAAGTGGTAGATGCCAGTTGGTCACGTTATGATAATAGCTTTGGTGATTTAGTATCAATGGGTTTTATGACTAAAGAGTCAGATCCTATAAGTGGTTCAGACTTCCTAGTAACACAAACATATACAGGTCCAGGACCTGTAACACTCGTACACAGTGATGGCAGAGAAGAAGTAATCAACAATGGTTGGAAATCAGAGACAGAGGTTGATTACTCATGAGAGCAAGAGAATTTTTAATAGAAAGACAACAACCTGCTGAAGCCAATGTCTCTTCGCTAAAAGCACAATTGGCTGGTAAAATTAAAGAATTACCAACAGATGCCGCTTCTATGCGCTTACTACATGAGATAGAAGATTTATTAAACACAGTAGGTGCCGCAAGTAGAAGTGAGTATGTTGATGATCAGCTAACACAAATCAACGATCCAGATGTTAACTCCGCTAGAAAACTTATAGCAAGATTTGTTTTAAGTCTAGAGGCCAACCCTAAAGATAGACAAGCGTTGATGACAGCGTGGAAAGCAGATAAACTCGTTAATATTAAAAAAATGTTGACCCCTGGACAACATACTATATCTGACTTAATTATTGGGTATGATTCCAATCCTGCAATTAAAGAAATTACTGATGGACTAGCTGGAGTTGCTGACTATGGTCTAGGTAAAGGTGAGTTTTTGCTAAGTGTTTTTAGTAAAAAAATTAGCAAGGCTTCTAAAGGAGACTTACTCATTAAAGGAGTAGGAACGTTAGAAGTTAAAACACAAGACGCTAGGGCTGCTAGATTTGGAGATCAACAAGTTAGAGTAACCAACCAATATATTCCAGCAGTTAATAAGTTTACTGAAGTGTTTAATGATGAAATTACACAACTAAACGTTAATACAAAAACCGGAATAAACATAGATAATCTTAGCAGAATCTATGACACATCAGATACAAAAAAGAGAACACAATTTAAGAAAATTTTGAATACAGTAATCGCCAATATATTTCCAAAGTCACCTGAATACGTAGGTGCCATTGTAGACAACATAATGGCAGGAAATGTTAGTCAAGCAAAACAAAAATATGCACAAGCAGGACTAAACAACTATATTGCACAAAAAGATGATGTTGGTATTCTTTATTTTAATCTTAGTAACGATCCGTTTACTGTTACATTCTTTAATGATAACCAATCATTGAATCAGGGCGGTTTACGTTTACATATATCAACAGCGTATCCTATATCTACAGATCCTCAGAGAGCGGCATACCCACAAACAGCTATTACTCAAACATCTAGACCCGAGGAACAATGATGAGAGCGACAGACTTAATAAGAAGTATATTAGATATTATTGATGGTGTAGATCAACCACAAGAGCCTGAAGTTGCTATTATTGACTTACAAGAGCCAGAAGAGTTACCTACACTAAACCATGAACCTGACATAGAAGGCACACCATGTGGTGATGGTCCTGAGCCAGGCGAACCAGTAGCAAACAGATTTAAATCAATCTATGACATGTTAGCACAAGAGAAACCAGTACCCTGGGCATCAAGCCCCAATCCTACAGTAGCAGACATCGATGCTGTTACAGTAGATGCAGGTGGTGGTCACAACGGTCCTAAGCATGTTGAGGATATTCGAGGGGAACACGGAAGGTTATACGGAGGCAATTAATGTTATTGCATGAACTGTTTACCGAATCGTGGTCAAAAAAATACAAAAGGAGTATAGATTGTAGTAATCCCAAGGGGTTCAGCCAGAAGGCGCATTGTGCGGGCAGAAAGGCAAGAAAAGCCGGTAAGAAAACGAAATCTAAATCTCCCTATTAACAATTAGGAGATAAAAATGGCTGGAGTTAAATCCCAGAAAGGCGGAGCAAGTTTAGTCCGCTATAGATACTTAGACGAGAAACAGGTTAAACCTGTAAAATATGTAGGTGAACACGGACGTTATATGGCAGGTTCAGTAGGTGCGGAATTCGAACTTATATGTGATGATAACGGTAAACCCGTTCCGTTTAGCCGTATAGGTAGTTTAGGTAAAATCATAAACAAATCTTTACATAAAAAATAATGAACTTAGAAGAACTTAAAGCACTCGCAGGTATTACAGAAAAAAAGTCTTGTATGGGCATGGAAAACATGAGCTATACAGGTACTGAGAAGGCACAAATAATGCGCAAAAAGAACATTAAGCCTGGTACTGAAGAGTGGTTTAAGTTATGGTTCTCAAAGCCGTACTTGACTGGTGAAAAACCAACAGACTAAGTAATACTATGCGACACTACGAGTTCATCAGAGAATATAGCCGAGACAAAACAGTTCAAAACTGGGGTAAAAAG